CTAGAAGCTGCTATGGAGGCGGGAACAGAGCCGTACAGGCTCAAGGTCGTGTCCGGTCCGCAACATCATTCGGGGTACGACAATGTCGGTCTGCTTGCCACCGCTCGACGCATTCCTCTCCCTATTCGGAGAGGCGGAGACACGCTACCGGGACGCGAAGAAGCTAGAAAGTTATTACGAGTTCATTCTAAGGGCAGACCCGCGATACAGGTATCAAGCAACGCAACATGGACCCTTAGGGCGTTCGCAGGGGGGTTCTGTCGCAGGCTCAACCCCGACGGCAGGGTCTCGGACCAACCGGAAGACAACTCCTACCGCGTCCTGATGGAAGGGCTGGAGAATTTCTGTGCGCTGCTCAACACATCGGCAGTAGATCTGGACAAGGATATACGCTATAGTACCGCAACAGATGGTCGGAGATACGTCTCCGCAATGGGTAACAGGGGATAACCATGAGCCTTCGAGACCAGTTCAACAGCCTACTTTCTAGGATCGAAGATGCGATCTTTAACAGTTCCATGTTTGATGGCAACTCGCAAGCGCTTATCGCGCGCATACGTCAAGATGCTGCGAACATCCCCGACGTTCATTTCATTAACGCTGAGGCTGAGGCTGAAGCTGCTCCAACTTCGAATGCACAAGCAGCGCCTGAAGTTGTACAAGCGCCAGCAGCACCTGCGGTGGATGCGGCACCGGAAGCGGCTCCTCAGCCTGCACCAGTAACGCCAGTAACCCCTGTGGTTGATGCAGCACCGGAAGCGGCTCCTGAGCCTGCGCCAGTAACCCCTGTGGTTGATGCAGCACCGGAAGCGGCTCCTGAGCCTGCGCCAGTAACGCCGGGGGTCTAAGCCTTGAAAGCCAAAGACCTCGACCGTAACGAAGACCTTGCCAAAGACAAGGACATTCGTGAGCACCTCCTGAATGTTTATAAGGACGTCGAAAAAGGTTTCGACGACCAATGGGAGAGGTCATCCAAGAACCGAGAGTATTGGGACATCTACAACTGTAAGCTGGGCCAGAACCAGTTCTACAGCGGCAACAGCCGCATCTTTGTGCCTATCGTCAACAACGCCATCGACGCGCGCAAGACACGGTTCTCGAACCAGTTGTTTCCCGTCAGTGGGCGGCACGTCGAGGTGACGACAGAAGACGGCACCCTGCCACACGCTATCATGGCCTTGCTCGAACACTACGTCGAGAAGGCTCGCCTTCGCGAGTTAATTCCTGCCTTGATCCGCAATGGCGACGTCGAAGGGCAGTACAATCTGTATGTTCACTGGGTTAAGAACGAACGCCACGTTGTGCAGCGCGTTCAGCGTCCTGTCGAGATCGAGATCGACGGCGATAACATTTCCTATCCTGATGAGGACATGGTCGATGTTAAGGAAGAGAAGCTCGTGCATCAATATCCGGCGGTCGAGATTTTGGCCGACGCCGACGTATTGGTTCTTCCGCAAACTGTGGACAGCATAGAAGAAGCTGTGCAAAACGGTGGCTCAGTTACCGTGCTTCGTCGATGGGGTAAAGCCAAGCTGAAGAAGATGGCTGCGTCTGGGGAGCTTGACGAAGAGATGGTTGAGCAGCTCATCGAAGAGATGAGCAAGGACATGGGCAGAGGCCCGATGGTTGACAAAGCCAAAGACGCTGTGGATGCCGCGGGCATCAAGTCAGACGGTCGTGGCAAGTGGGCCTTGGTCTATGAGACATGGTCTAAGGTTGAGGTTGAAGAAGGGGAGTGGCGCATCTGCCGCACATTCTTCGCTGGGCAAGACAAGATATTGTCGAGCAAGCGCAACCCGCTTTGGTCGGACAAGCTACCAGTCATCTCAGCTCCAGTTGAGAAGGTCCAAGGTTCGTTTAAGGGCGTCAGTAAGGTTGCGGCGGTTGCCGACCTTCAATATCTCGCAAACGACAGCATCAACGAAGCGGCGGACAGCGCGGCATTCGCTATGATGCCAATCATCATGACCGACCCAGAGAAGAACCCGAAGATTGGTTCTATGGTTCTCAATCTAGCGGCTGTCTGGGAGACAAGTCCTAACGACACCAAGTTTGCGCAGTTCCCTGAACTGTGGAAGCAAGGTCTTGAGATGGTATCGGCGATTAAGTCCGAGATACTTCAATCGCTATCCGTTAACCCCGCCATGATTACCGGCGGTGCCAAGAAGAAACAATCGCAAGCTGAAGTTGCCAACGAACAGCAGATCGATTTGCTGTCGACCGCTGACGCGGTGACGGTGCTTGAGAACGCGATTCTGACGACGGTGGTGTCTAGGTTCCTTGAGCTAGACCATCAATACCGCGACGATGTGGTGACGGTTCGCCAGTACGGACAGCTAGGTATGCAGGCAGAGATGCAGCGCATCGAGCCTATTCAGTTCAATCGCCGGTATCAGTTCCGTTGGTTCGGTGTTGAAGCGGCGCGCACGACGCAACAGGTTCAGCAGCAGATCGCGGCAATGAACGTCATCAAAGGCATCCCACCTCAGCAGTACCAAGGCTACACGCTTGATCTAGCCCCTGTGCTGGTGCAGCTCGTTGAGAATGCGTTCGGCCCCCGCCTAGCCCCGTTGATCTTCAAAGACATGCGGTCGCAGTTGTCGCACAACCCAGCAGAAGAAAACACTTATCTTTCCCAAGGCTTGATGATGCCTGTGCATCCGTTGGATGACCACAAGGCCCATATGCAAGAGCATATGAAGGCGCTACAAGAGACGGGCGACCCGCACGGCACGATCCGCGAGCACCTGATGAGGCATCAGATGTTGATGGCCGAAGCGGCTCAAGCGCAAGCTCAAGCGATGCAACCTAAAGGTTTACCGGGCGGACCCGGAGGCGCAGGACCCGGTGTGGCGGGCGCTCCACGACCCGGCGGTCAGGTTGCAGGCCCACGCGGTGTAATGCAGCAGCCAGCAGGCGCTGTGCGTCCAGATCAAATGCCAACAGCCATGCCACGAAAGATGTGAGGCCAACATGTATGATACCTATGCTCAGAATAGTTCTTTAGGTCTTTCGGCCTCCACGCTTATCAAAGCAGGACCGGGCCGTCTGGCGCGCATCAACGTCACGACGGCGGGCGCAGCGGGAGCTGTGTACGACAGCGCTACGGTTGGTGGCGTAAGTGCCTCGAACTTGATCGCTGTTATCCCTGCAACTGTTGGGCAGTATCAGTTTGATTGGCCAGTAGCCAATGGTCTTGTGTATGTACCCGGATCGGCGCAGGTATCTAGCATTTCGTGGAGCTAAACCGTGGCTAATGATTTCAACCGCCCAACGGTGTACGCACCGATAAAGAGCTTCTTGCAGGTGCCGCCACAGGCTATCGTCGATGCGTTCAATAGCTTGATCGTGGACATCAACGCGGCCGACGCTTCGTTGGGCATGTCTCAAAGCCCGTTCGTGACGATGAAACAATTAAGGTTGTGGGCAGCGGCGAATGGTACGCCGCTCTACATCTACACGATTGATAATGCTGTCCCAGCGGATATTGCTAGCACGGTCAACATCCAATGGAACCACGGCAACACGATGGTGTATAGCGATGCGCTATACACATTTATTCAATCGACTTTAGGCTTTACAAGCAATCAAATGGTAACCGCGCTGGCAGCGATGCAAGGATATACGCCATGATGAAGCGTTTCTTATTCACCGCAACTTTGTTAGCGCTCAGCATCGGCTCCGTCTTTGCACAGACGGCGGTTCAATTTGGATTGCAGGCAGGAACGAACCCACGCAATTTATGCGTGTACGACAACTCGTCTTCAAGAAATTGCGTCACGATGGGGGCTATCGATAGCACCGCCCATACGTTCACGCTTACCACCCCAATCATTTCTGGGGGTACAATAGACAACGCTACCATTGGAGCCACCACTCCGTCGAGCGCGGCATTTACTACGTTGTCCGGTAATGCGACGACGAGCACAACTCCTGTGCTTTCGTTTAATGCCGCTAACACCATCGCGGCTTTCGGTACCACCACAGCCAATAGCTATAACCAGTTGGTAATTCAGAATAAATCTGCAACTGCTAATGCTTCGTCTAACTATGTTATCTCGAATGACAAGGGGACTGATAGCTCATACTACGGGGAGTTCGGGATGAACTCGTCGGCGTTTAGCGCCAGCACACCGGCTGATTTTTATTCGATTAACAACGGCGTTTATTTCTCAGGGCACGACGGGGACATATCGGTCGGCTCAGGTAACGGCTACAAACTTTATTTCCCCTACGGTTCCACAGGGGCAAGCTCGCATGTCATCAATGCTTCAGGCGCTTTAGGGTTCAATACGAACCTTGGAACAACGCCAGCTACTTCGGGCACTACAGGTTTCGGCGCAGCAAACAACGTGCTTGTTTCAGGGGGATCTTCCGCGCCGCCCGCTTGGTCAAATACCTTGAATGTTAGCGGCAGCTATGTGGGCATTGGAACAGCTTCTCCTAGCTACCCATTGCATGTCGTATCTTCGACCCTACCGGGTATTGAAATTCAAAATACATCGGCTTTTAATTCATCTATTGCTTTAGTAGATGTCGGCGGTCAAATTGCATTAGGAACGTACAATGGTAGTTTCTACATGTACAATGGTTTCTATAATATTATAAATGTGGATTATTACGGAAACACTCAGATTGGAAGTGGTCTGGGTGTTGGCACTTCAGCGCCTACTTTGTCAGGTTCTATTAGCGCTGTGGGCAACATTACATTCAACACGGCAGCTAACAACCAGTCTTATACCACGACCGGTGCGGGTACGATTGCTATATCGTCTGGCACGGCGGGGACTATCAATAACATGAACATTGGCGGTACGACGGCGGCTGCTGGGTCGTTTACGACTTTGACAGGGTCAACCAGCGTCCTGTCCTCGGGCGCAGGCGGCGTTGGTTATACGACGGGTTCTGGTGGCACAATAACGCAAGCAACATCGCGCACTACAGGCGTCACGCTTAACAAGACTAGCGGCGCGATTACGTTGTTTACCGCAGTGGGATCAGTAACGGCCACAACCTTCACGGTGACCAATAGCACGGTCGGGGCAAACGATACGATCAGCTTAAGCGAAAAATCAGGGACCAACCTTTACATTCTGGCGGTTACAGCCGTAACAGCTGGGTCGTTCAACATCACATTCTATACCACAGGTGGCGTGGCAAGTGATGCGCCAGTGATTAACTTCAACGTCATCAAGGGTTCCGCTAACTGAGTAGGATGACATGCTGGGAAATTTTGAGAACTGTTTTACTCAGACTGAAGTGTACGAAGGCTGGCACAAGTCTTCGCACACTTCAAATGATCCCGGTGGGCTGACATACAGTGGGGTAACCCAGTCTATATGGGCGGCGTACTGCGCACATAAAGGTTTGCCTATATGTGCCGTCACATCTATGTCAGATGACCAATGCTACGATCTGTATAGGGTTCAATACTGGGATGCGGTTAAAGCTGATACCCTACCTTTAGGGGTTGACTTAATCGTTTACGACGAAGCGGTTAATTCAGGTCCAGTCAGATCGATAATGAATTTGCAAAGTGCTTTGGGCGTTTCGATTGACGGACACTTCGGGGTAGAGACGGCAGCGGCGGTCGCGGCGGCAGATGACATTCATGCGCTGATCGTAAAGTTTGATCTCAACAGAATGTCGTTCCTACAACGCCTAAGCAACTTTCAAATGTTTGGCGTCGGTTGGACTTCAAGAGTAAATGATGTTACAGCTAAAGCTCTCAGAATGGCAGGAGTATAATATGAAGGGTTTCCGCACACTCGCAATCAACGCCGCGCTTGTTGGCTTGATCGCTGTATTACATTTTGCTGCTGGCGTAGATTGGACGGTGTATGTCAGCCCAGATGTTTCCGTAGTTCTTGTAGCTGCGGTCAACATGCTTCTTCGTACGGTCACCGACACCCCAATCGGAGTTAACGAGAAATGAATATCGTAAAGCTAATCACAGCCACCTTAGTCGCCTCGTCGTTAGCGGCCTGTTCGACAGTTTCGATCCAGAAATATACGGAAGCAGCAAACGCGACGGCGTCGGTGCTACGCCAAATCGGCGCAGACATTGTCGCATTTGATTGCGCCAATGCTTCTCTGATCTACGTCATCGCGCAGGATGCAGGGGCGTCTTCCCGCGTACAAAGTGCTCTGGCGAAAAACCAGCAGATCGCTTACGACGCTTGTCCGCTGCTGAGCGGGAACCCCGCCATCGTAGTGACAACTGGTAAAGTTGTTCCTGCTGCAACGCCAGCAGCATCCGCAGCCCCCGCAGCTCCCGCAGTCTCTGGGGGCTGATTATGGATTGGATCACCGCAGCTACGACGATTGCTAAGTTAGTGGGCAACGTCGTTAGCATGGCTCAGACAAACTCTGATGCTTCTAAAAGCAACGCTCAAGCCGTAACGGATGCAGCAAATGAAACACTCCAACTGGTTGCTAAGGCTCACGCGGCTAGGATTGCTGCTTCCCCTGGTGACAATACCGCTAACGGCTTGCGTTCAGATGACGGCGCAGAACGCGCCGACTAATGTTGCTAAGCCAGTCTCCGCACCTATCGCGCCCCCATCCCCTGCGGTCGAGGCGATCTGCTCTGTGTTCCAGCCTATTAGTTGGTCTTCAAAAGACACTGACCAAACCATACGGGAAGCTAAGGAGCACAACGCGGCCTACAAAGCGTTATGCGGAGGGAAGAATGGCTGACACTGGCTCTGCTCCTGATTGGATCAGCTATCTGGGAAGCACAATCTTCGGTGGCGGAGGCGTCGCGGCATTCTTCTTATCGCGCAAACAATCTCTCAACGATACGGTCGATAGCCGGATCAAATTGATTTTGGACGACCACCAAGCGACGAGAGAGAAGGATCGCGCTATCATCGAGCAGATGGAAAAGAAGATTCAGCTCCTTGAAAGCGAGATCGACGAGTTGCGGAAGAAGCTAGGCATGACCGACAGAGCCTTGACAGAAACTGCATAACTGGTATTTAATACTCAGTGTATCGAGTGGTGGCCGTAAGTCACCAGCGCGCGTTGGCGTTACCAACGCTTCGACTAGTGGCCGTAAGTCACAAGGGGTATAAAATGAATATCGACGGACCTGAAGACGACCTCGATCTTGATCTCGACCTCGATCAAGGAACCGAACCCGCAGAGGTAGAAGACAACGAAGCCGACGACGAAGGCAATGCAGAGCTTGAGAAAGCCGCATCCAAAGACGACGGCTACGATGACGAAGTAGCGACAAAGCCGACGCGTAACCGCGCTGAGAGACGGATCGAGACCTTGGCGAATGAAGCCAAGCGCGCTCGTGAAGAAGCCGCTGAACTCCGCCGAAAGGTGGAAGAGATGGCGACCCAGCGGGCCCAAGCACCGGCAGTCGATCCAGAGTTGGAACGGCGTCGCTATGAGATGATGACGACTGAAGAGCGTGTCGAGTATCGGCTGGCGCAGGCAGAACAACAGCACCGGGCAGCAATGGCCCAAGTGCAGTTCCAAATGCAAGACCAAGCTGACAAAGGTGCGTTCCTGTCTGGTACGGCGAATGATCCTCGCCGCGCTAAGATGGCAGATAAGGTCGAAAGTATTTATCGCGAGTTTACGAACAAAGGACAGTTCATCTCGCGTGAAACGATCTATTTCCATGAGCTTGGCAAGCTCGTGGCTTCGCAGTCCCCCAAAGCTCGGGACACGGCGAAGAAGGAAAGTGCTGAACGAGTTCGGCGACAGACAGTCCCGGCTGGTTCTTCTAGGGGCGACGTTCCACAAAACCGTGGGCGTGGCAGATCGTTTGAGGAAGTGAATGGCGACGTGCTCATTTAAAACTGGGCCTAGCCATCTAAACAGAGGATAAGACAGATGGCTGGTACGAACGTAGCTTCGCAGTTTAGCGCCGACATTAGTAACTATATCTCCGAGAAGACCCTGCCATTGGCGCGGCGTCAGCTCGTTGCATATCAGTTCGGTGACCCGCTGACCTTGCCAAAAGGCAACGGCATAACCTATACCGCAACGCGCTACAACCGCGTTCCCCTTCCTTTCCAAGCTCTCTCGGAAGGTGTTCCTCCCGTTGGCGAGACCATGACCATCGGTCAGGTTACGGCCACCGTTCAGCAGTGGGGTGATAAGATCACCATCACCGACGTTGCTGAAATGACGATCAAGCATCCTCTCTTCCAGAAGGCCATCGAACTCTGCGGTCTTCAGGTTGGTGAAACGCTTGACCGTAACACCTTCAACAACATCCTCGGCGCGACGCAGATCAACTACGTCAACAGCCGTGGTTCGCGCGCAGCGGTTCAGTCGGGTGACGTGCTCAACCCGCACGAGATCAACCGCGCAACCGGCGCTCTCTTCACCATCGGCGCTCCGCGCTACATGGGTGATGAGATGACCAACACGAAGCTTTTGGCTGATGCTGGCGGCGCTCAGGCGTCTTCCAACCCACGCGCCATGCCTCACTACGTTGCGATTGCACATCCTCTCGTTGTGCAGGACTTGCGCGAGAACTCCACGATTGTGACGGCTTGGGCCTACTCGGACATCAACCGTCTGTACAACTATGAACTCGGCGAATGGGGTGGCGTACGCTTCACCTTCTCGAACATGGTTCCTACATGGACTGGTGTTGCAGCTATCACTGGTACGCCGGGCACTTCTGGCTCGTTGGCCACGAACAGCTACTACATTCAGGTCACCGCTTCGGACTCCCAGAACCAGTACGAAAGCCGCGTCTACCAAGTCTCGGGCGCTCTCTCGGTTACCGGCGCAACGGGCTCGATTGCGGTCACGCTTCCTACGCTCGCTGGCTATACCTTCAGCGTGTACGTCGGAACGACCACGTCCCCAACCAGCCTCGGCCTTTGCTCGGCTGGCCCAACCTCCGGTCCTCTGACTGGTCAGGCTGTTCAGCTCGCAGGCGGTCAGACCGTCACAATCACGGGTGTCGGCGCAGCTCAGACTCCTCCAGCAGCTCCTGCTACGGGCGTCACGGTGTACCCAACCTTCGTCATTGGTCGCGGTGCATACGGTCAGGTTGTTCTCGACAACATCAAGACCACCTACCTCAAGGATGCTGATAAGAGCGATCCGCTCAACCAGCTCCGTGTTGTGGGTTGGAAAGTGTTCTACGGCACGATCATCGAGAACAACCAGTTCTTGATGCGCATCGAAAGCTCGTCGGCATTCTCCACGACCTTCGGCTGATCTGGTTAATCTGATCCAGCTACACTATATTGATGGGGGCATAATGCCCCCATCTTTTTAAAGGAAACTGAAAATGAGTGATGATCTTACCCCCGCCCCTCTCTTCTCGATGCAGGATGAGACGGTAGAGAAGCTCGACAAGACCGCTCCTAAAAAGGCCAAGAAGGCTGCTGCGCCTCTCGCTGAAGAGTACCGCAACATCCCCGGCTCGGACCTTTTGAGCGATGAGGAAGTTGAGAAGCTCCGTGAAGAGGCTGCTGCGAAAGCCCGCAAGACCCGCAAGGAGCAGGCATCGAAAGAACTCGCTGCCCGTTTTGAAAAGGAAGAGAACCACCGCATCGACTCTAATGAAGAGTTGATGTCGTACACGGTGGACTTACCCGGCTTTGCCGACCGCATTATGCTTGATGGGGTTGTGTATATGCACGGAGTAACGTATCGTTTCCCCAAGCGCCAATACGACACCATCCGTGATTTGATCTCCCATGCTTGGAGGCATGAGAGTGAAACCGGCGGTGCCAACCGTGACGCTTACCGCCGCCCCCGCTCGACGTCGCTGCGACCCGGTGCAGAGGGCTTAACAACTTCGCAGCTATTGAGGGTATAATGAAGGACGCTACCACTCCCGCCCAAGGGGCAGCTCCGGCTCTAGGTTTCTCGGTCCAAGTTGCTTTGGACAAAGAAGGACGCCGCACTATCGTTTTCCAATCCCATGTCGGCGTGGAAGACGACAGCAAGGCCCTAAACGCCGTTTTGGATAAGGTCATGGCCGCAGCAGATCGTCAGATCGATGCTTACCGGCTTTCAGATTTGATCCGCACGGAACAGGAATATGTAAGGCAGTTGGCACACGCGAAAGAAGACCTCGTGCGTATCGACAAACAGCATCAGGAAGAGTTCGAGACTAAAAACCCCGGACGTCCTTTCCGTGCTGCACCACCACAGAAAGCGCAGCGTGAAGCTGCGGTAACCCACATCGAGCGCGGATCGTCATTGCTTGACAACGTCCGTGAAGACATCGCAGCTCTCAAAGAGAAGCTGAAGTAACAAGGAACCGGGGCATGGCTTTACAGGCGCAGCAGATCGTTAGCCAAGCGGTGCAGATTGCCAAGTGCCCCGGTTTCACTTCTCAGGCTGGGCAACAGCTCAACTCTATCTTGTCGGAACTTTGCCATACCTACGACCTTGAGTTGATTAAGGGTTTGGCGCAAGTAACTGTCAGCCCATCGGCTGGCTCCGGTCCTTACGCGCTTCCAGCAGATTATCTTCGCGCGTTGCGCGACACTGCGTTCTATTATGTGTACGGCACTCCGTATGTGATGACGCAGATTGACCTGTCAGAATTTGACGCCCTAACTCAGACAGCGGGCATCTCCAACTATCCCGAGCAGTATGCCACAGACACTTCTCCATTGGGGTCGGGGCTACCTGCTAACATGTATGTGTGGCCTCCAGCAGGCAACACCTATGTGGTCAACATCCGTTATTTCCGGCAGATGCCAGACATTACCACGCCAGAGACATCGACAACGGTTCCGTGGTTCAACAACACCAACTACCTCATTACCCGCCTCGCTGGCGAGATGATGAAGCTGACGGACGATGAGCGGTATATAGCATTCCTCGGGGACGGCCCTGCCGGTGCTCAAGGTATCTTACGGCGCTATCTGGAACTTCAATCTGATGATGAGGGGCGCGCTAAGACTGTTGAGCTTGATCGCCGTCGGTTTGGCCGCAGCTTCAACAGGCTCCCAAACACCAAGACCTTGGGGTGGTGAGCTATGCCTTTAATCGCCAAACCATATAGGTTCAGCCCTTCTGGGTTATCCGATACGCTTGACGGAACGGATAATGAACCCGGTACGATGGCGATCCTCCAGAATTTAATTCCAGAACCAACCACAAAGAACTTGTGGATGTGCCGTCCTGCGGCCACCACAGTGACTTCGTTTGCGGTGTTTACCAATCCTGGTTTCGTGTCCGCGTTTAAAGTTATCGGTAGCTATGTTATCGGGATGATAGCTTCTACCCGTTTCTCGGGTAAGGACGAACCCTTCGTGTATAATATCACGACCGGAAACTTCGTCACTATCTCAGGCGTTACCAACTCAAACACCCCAACGTCTCCTTCTTCTTCAGGAACTTGGGTACCGCCGACCGTGGCGATAGTTGGAATCTACGCTATCATAACGCATCCGGGTTTTGACGGTGTCACCAACGGGTCGTTCGGGTACATCAATGTATCGAATTTCACGGGCCCTGTATGGGCTTCTGGTAACACAAGTGGCGGTTCAGGCGCGGCATTGGTGTGCCCTCCATCGGCGGTCGCGGTGTTCAGCGGGCGAGCATGGTATGCTTGCAACCCGACCACTGGGCAACCAGGGCTTTATTTCAGCGATGTGCTTGCCCCATTAACACTTACGGGCGGCAGCACCCAAGTCATAACCTTCGACGACAACGTGCCGATTACCGCGTTAGCGGGCCTGCCATTGGCGAACCAGTTGGGCGGTGTCATTCAGTCTTTGATTGTGTTTAAGGGTACGACAAACCTTTACCAGATCACAGGTGACGCTTCGAGTTCAAGCAACCCGTTGGCAAAGAACTCTTTGAACTCGGCTACAGGAACGCTTGCACCTAACACGGTGTGCGCTACACCTATCGGGTTGGCGTTCCTATCTCCTGACGGATTGCGCCTTATCGACTTTAACGCCCGCGTGTCCGATCCTATTGGCGTCGCAGGTCAAGGTGTAAACGCCCCATTCCTGAACATCACGTTCCCGTCTCGCGCGGTGGCAGCTTGTAACACCAATTTGCTTCGCCTTACGATCCAGAATAATAGCGCGGTCGGGGCTCCGTTCCAAGAGTATTGGTTTGACCTAGCCCGCAAAATTTGGAGCGGCCCGCACACCTGTGCGGCTTCTTTGATCCAACCATACCAGAACACGTTCTTAATGACCCCGCAGGTTAAGACAGCTACGATCTGGAAATCAGATTCCGTGCAGACAGCTTCTTCTCAGTATGTGGAGAACGGGTCGCAACTTAATTGGGTCTTTAGAACATCCATTCTGCCGGATACGCAGCAGGAGTCCTATTCAGCTTTGATGAACACGACGCTCAACTTAGCGCCCGGCACTCCGTCAGAACAGTTCACCGCATCGGTCGGCGACGAGAACGGTATCCTATACACGACCTACACATTTAGTGCGGGAACTCTACCTTCTAACTGGGGCAGCATGACATGGGGGTCTTCCGTCTGGTTGGGTTCATTGTCCAACGTACATCCGATACCTATTAACTGGCCTATACCCGTGGTATACAGAAGACTGTTTTTTGACATCCGCGCCGGGTCTCAGGGCGGCATTAAGATTGGCGATTTGTACGGCAAGATAAGGCCGTTGGGATATGTGGGAACGTAACATGAAACGCATTCTATTAGCATTCATCGCAGCTATCGGGGTTAGCACGGGCGCGACCGCGCAGATCGTGTCGAGCGTTCCTTACACCTTCCAGAACGGTACGGTGGCCGACGCTACGCAGGTCAACGCTAACTTCAACGCCATCGTGGCAGGCGTCAATGCCAACGTCGCTACAGCGGGGGCGAATAGCAACATCAGTTCTTTGACCGGCCTGACAACCCCGATCCCGCTTAACGCAGGTGGCACGGCGGACTACAACGCTTCATCTTCTTCCACCGGAACGTCCAACGCCCAAGTCATTAGCACGATGGTTCCTAGTGGTTTCACGCTCACCAATGGCGTGACGGTTAAATTTACCGCAGGAGCTACCAACACAGGGGCGATGACTTTGAACGTCGGCGCGTCCGGCGCTCTCCCTGTTGTACAGGACACTCAAACTGGACCTGTCGCTCTTGTGGGGGGCGAGGTCACGGCTAATAACGCGGTTGTGGTTTACTACGACGCGGCGAACGGCCGGTACCATCTTATCAACCCCAACGTCACTTTGACCCAGCTTAATATCGGGGCATGGACAAACATTGCGTCCGCTTCGACCGTGGACCTCGGGGCCCAGTTGACCCGCAACATTATCATTACAGGTACGACGACCATCGGTTCGTTCGGTTCGACTGCTACGCCTGACCATGTGCCATTCTATGTTCGTTTTGCAGGTGTCCTTACTCTTACCAACGGGTCTAACTTAGTTCTTCCCGGCGCGGCCAACATCACCACATCTGCGGGTGATGAAATGGTTATTTCTCAGGAAAGTTCCGGTGTTTGGAAAGTAATTAGCTACACGATTGCGGCGATTAGCCCTTATTCAGGTATTAAATCTGGAGTAACTCAAACCTCTACGTCTGGCACAGCCATTTTGTTCACTGGCATTCCATCTGGGGCAAAACGCATTACTGTGATGTTTAATAGCGTTTCAACTAGCGGAACAAGCAATATTCAAATTCAAATTGGATCAGGCTCAGTTTCTAACACTGGATACGATTCTGGCGCATGGACTGCAAACTCTACTAACTCCGATAGTACTACTGGCTTTTTAATTACTGCTGCCACCGCTACTGGGGCATCATATTCTGGAAATATCATTTTATCTTTGTCCAATACATCAACAAATTTATGGACTTCATCTGGAATTATTGGTCAATCTGTTGTGCCATCTACAAATGGAAGCGGAAGTATTTCTGGTGGAAATAAAGCATTGGCTGGAACTCTTGATCGCGTAGTCGTCACCACAGTCAACGGAACAGACACCTTTGACGCTGGCTCAATCAACATACTCTACGAGTAAGAATTTGGATTTTCCGACAAACTTTGGTATGGTTCAACAGGTCAAACAAGGAGACTACAATGGCTAAGAAGATGGGTAAGTCCGGCGGCGCTGTAAGCGACCTCCACTCCGGCCTCAAGAAGAAAAGCCCTATGGCATCGGACAAGTCCACGATGTTGTCGGGCCCTAGCGTCAACTCTGATGCGGTGCGCACCAAGCCTTCGATGGCTTCTGCCACCATCGGCCCACGAGTTGCCTGAGTTAGAATATAAGTGGGAACTTTTGACTAACGTGGTGAAGGAGGCCCTGCCACTCCTTCGCCGCCACTCAGAAGAGATCGAAGACGAGCGGCTTGGGCCTCTCGACCCAGATTGGAATACGCTGTTTGCATGGGAGCGGACAGGTGTGTTTCAGGTTCTCACTGTTAGAGACGAAGGCCTTCTCGTCGGGTACATAGGTTGGATGATCTACGGACATCCATTCTACCAGACCAAGAAGGTGGCAAGGTCGCAACTCTTCTGGCTTGATCCCTCCTATAGATCGGGGTGGACAGGCTACAAGATGTTCGTGAAGAGCAAAGAGGCCTTTAAGAAACAAGGCGTTACCCGTATCGACTACATACCAAAGGAATGGTATGCTGCTGATCGTGGCGGAGTTGCTGTTCTCTTTAAGCGTCTTGGCGCGAAGATAAACGAAATTTGTTACAGCCAATGGCTGTAGGAGAATTAAATGAGCACCCCATCAGCGCCGAACATTACTGAGTTGCCCGGCCAAGGCCAAGCGGCTCAAGGGTACCAACAGCAAGTAGGCGCTGTAAGTGGGATGCCCAACTACGCGCAACAGAACTATAACACGTTCGCTCCGCAGTTAACTGCGGAGTCCAACGCCGTAGGCAACGCCGCGACGGCCGCAGGGCAAGGTGTGCAAAGTTCTGTGGCCGGTCTTCCGGGCTACGCGACCCAACTTCTCAACACCGGCTTTGACCCGCAGAACGCTCTCTATAGCCGCACTGCCCAGCAGTTGCAGGATCAGACCCGTGCGGGCCTTGAAGCCCGTGGCGTTGACAGCTCTCCTTATGGTGCTGGCGTCGAAGGCCAGAACATGAGCAACTTCAACATCGACTGGCAGAACACCCAGCTCGGTCGTGAGCAAGCTGCCGCTACAGGCGCGAGCGCGCTCCTTGGTGAATACGGCGCGGGGCAAACGCAAGGCATCGGACTTGAACGCATCGCCCCTACCATGACTGCGGGAACGCTGTCGGCGTTGAACGCTGCGGGGCAGCAGAATTACCAGCAGCCACAAGACGTTGCTGCAATGGAGCTGTCGTATTTGAACCAAGGCAACCAGAACGCGCAGACTGCGGAGGCGGCGTACAATTCTCAAAACGCTTTGTTGGGTTCGGGTATTAGCGGGTTGTTTGGCGGACTTGGGTCGATTGCGGGCCTTGGCACTCAAGCGGGTGGCACTCTTGGCGCAGCGGCTTTAGGGAAATAAATTATGAGCACTCCTCAAATTGCAGCGGCGGGTAGTGCGTTTGGCGGCTTCACTTCAGGCCTTTCAAACGGCATGAAGATGTCTGAACAACGACAGGCTATGCAAGACGCCCAACAAGCTCGAC